AAATAAAAAAGCTCTAAATACTAGAGCTGCATCTTGAGCGGTATTATTGTTATCTAAGCACTCAAATGCAAACTTAATCATATCCTTAGTGTAAGCTGTTTCGCTACTCCAAGGAGTCTGCAAGCCATCACCGTCATAGTAGAAAGGGCCTTGTAGGTTTAATTTATCTTCCCCAACTCTACTACCGTAGGCTACGTAGGTAGTCCTAGCATTAGGTGCTCCTGGATATCCTACCCCTATTCGGGTATTTATATTTTGTACTGCATAATTAGATCGAGGACTTCCTGCAGGTAACTGTGCTCTAAAATCCTGTATATTTGCTGTTATAGGCGTTTTCCCGTCTGCATAAGATCCTGTTTGCTCAGCAATTTGCTGATAAGTAAAAGCTATTGTAGAGTAGGGCTGAGCTATTTTTCCGTTAGCGGTAAATTTAGGATCTGGTATAGTTCTACTTAAGTAGGTAGCATCTGTATTAGTGGTTCTAAAAATTCTCGTAAAACCAATTCCGTATACAGATCCAGGCCCTCCTGAGTAATTAAATATTTGATTTTGTAAAGGTGATATGCCCATTCTATCTACTAAAGAAGGGTCAATGCCGGATGCGTATGACAATTCCGGGTTTACAAGAAAGTTGGTATTCTGTATTAGTTTTAAAGCTCGCAAAATAGCTAATCTATTAGTAACCTCTGTGTTATTTTGAGGAGCACCTGCAATATACTGGTAAGTTGTTCTTACGCTTTCGTAGATTGTAGGGCTTACTCCGTGTCTATTATAATGTGCACCTGTTCCCTGAACTCCTACTTGTATAAGGGTATTTCTTGGTTCATAAACTTGCGTTGTAGGAAGAACAGCATTACCTAAAGATAGGCCTGTAAAAGCTAAAGTATTTGGTACTTGAGTTCTAGGATTAGAAAGCTGTAATCCTTTTTGCTTCTGTATAAAAGCAGTACCTCGAGGTGCAGAGTTGAAAAACTTCCTAATACGTTCAGCATCTATTACCGCTGCGTCGGTAGTATACGTTCCATTTACTAGAGAGCTTATTGCTCCCCCTCTTATTGGGTAGTCTAAGCTAGTTCTATTAAGCGTATAAAGATCTTTAAAATCCGTAGGGGTATTAACGGTTTCAATAGGTGCTTGAATAAATGGCTGACCACTATCACCGCCTCCAGGCTGGTCTAAGCCAAATCGTAAGCTAGTAAAGTTTGTCTTAAAGTTAATTAACGGCATCTTATGTTTTATTAGAGGCTTTTAAAAAATCCAAATATGTTGGTTGTGGTTTTGCTCCATAAGTAACATCTATTGGATTTTGACTTACAGGGATCACAGAGGAAGCTAAAGGAACGGAAGATCCTCTTAATACCGTTGTTACGTTTTGAGGAGTACCTTCAAACTGCCCTGTAGGGTTAGTTCTACCTTGCTTGCTTAGCTGTGAATCTTTTATTTGATTTAGTATTGCCATAATTAGTCTTTAGTTTGACCTGGGATAAGAAAGCTATATTTTGTAGAAGCTTTAGCTATAGCTGTTTCATCTACCGTTACATAAACATTGTTTTGAATAGGTCGATCACCACGTGCATTATCAGCAGATGATTTTGCACTATAAGTATTTTCTTGCTTAGTTCCTTTTTCAACATTACCGCTGATAGATCCTGCAGGAGTTCCTCCGAGAGAGTCTGTAGAAGATCTAATACTTCCTGCTAATCCGCCTGCACCAGATCTAACTTGGGCAGCCATTCCTGACCACTTTTCTTTGTCTGTAAAAGGTAAGCTTCCTACCCCGTCAAGCATCATAGCTATGATCTCACCGATCATGTTAATTGTACTTGCAAGCTTATCGGCCATTCCTTTAATAAAATTATTTATTTTTACCGGATCTGTAATAAATTCAAACAAGCCTGAGTTTCTTAAGAAGTCTACAAAGGTCTTTTTGATTCTTTCCATTACTTCGGAAAGCTTTTCTGCGGTACTTACTTGAGTATAGGTGTTATATGCATCTTTACCAATCATAGCACTAATTTGCTCCTGTGTTTTACCTTGCTTTTCTAATAACTCTATTTTTTTATTAAAGGTAGCTACGTCTGTAGCACCTAACTTAGAATACATTTCTTGTTTCTTTAAAACATCTGCAAGACTATCTCTTGACATACCAACAGACTGTGCAATTGCTTCCTGTTGGATTCTATTCATCTTTAAATAGGTGTTTGCATCACCTACATTCTTAGTTATCTCTGATGCAAGCTTTGCATTATCGTTATTTAAAGCAGCCTCTCTTGCAGCTGTAAGGTTCATGTCTTTACCTGTTAGTACTTGTGCTTCCATTTCCTTAGAAATACTTCCTTCAAAATCTAAGAAACTTTCAGCTGTAGAATCTAACTGCTTTAAATCAAATCCAAGAGTTTTTACTGAGAGAATAGCTTTAGTAAGTTTTTCTGGGTACTTAGCAAATGTTAGTCCCATTACTCCAGACATTTTTGAAGCCTCTCCTACAATATCATTAAACTTAAAGCTAGTTCCTACTAGTTTATTAAATGCACCTACCGTGCCTATTATACCTTGAGTTAGTTTAGTTGCATTTCTACCTGTCACAATAGATGATTCTGCAATCTTCTGTCTTGATTCTGCTTCTAAACCTAAAATATCTCTTAACTTAACGTCGTTTACTAAAATATCAGCACTTAACTGTTTATTAGTGCCTAATTGCTTACTAATCTCTACTTGAGACTGTAGCATTCTAGTTGAGTTGACTACTATGTTATCACTAGCTGCTGCAATACCGTCGAATTGCTTTCTCATATTATCAGCAGCACCAGCTGAGATATTTAATGCTCTTCCTACTCTAAAGTTTGCTTGTTCTACACCTAATACAGCATCAAGCATAGCCTTAAACATATCTACTACACCGCCTAGTATACCTCCTACAAGAGGAATTGTTTTTAATATACTACTTAACCCCCCTAGTATGCTAGTTGCACCAGATGCGTTAGCTTTACCGCCGCCCATCCCGTAATCTTCACCGGTAAGTAGGTTAGCTGCTCCTGCTAGAGAAGATGTTAACCCTGCTTTTACTTGATTACCTAATTCTTTTAACGGTCCCATAGCAGCTTTAATGCCTACAACTAAGCCGCCCATTGCTCCTGATAGTCCTTGTCCTAGTTTACTTTCTTTAAAAGAATCTATTAAGCCTTTACTCGAAGCGACTCCCGGACCTGTATTTGTACCGCCTCCTACTTTCGCACGTGCTATATCTATTGATCTCTGTTTTGCTTCTTTTGTTCTAAAGAAGTCCATTATTTTACCGCCGATACCCCTCTCTTTATTAATATCTTTAATTAACTGTCTTTCGGCTTGTAATGCGATTTTCCTATTTCTAGCTTCTAAAGTCATAGCCATTAGAGAACCTCCTGCTGTCTTTCTTTGTTCAGCCTGCTTTCTTTGCTCTGCTGCTAACTCAGCCTTAAGGGTGCTTACTGCTCTTCTATTACCGCTCTCTTTAGCATTTTGTAAATCTTTCTCAATTTCCTTAATATTTAAGGTAGTTTCCTTATACTCAATAGCTCTTCTTGCTTCTTCTTGGCCTAATTTAGCTATTTTACTTCTAAGATCAAGCTCTTCTTTTGCAGCTTTATTGGCTTGCATTTTTAAGCTTAAGACATTAGTTAAGCTAGTAGCTTGCTCGTCTATAGCACCAGTCTGCAGTCTTGCATTCTCTAAATCTTGAGTATCTTGTGGATTATTACGTGTAGCCATACTAAATCAACTATTATACAAATAAATAGCTATTTACTTCCTTTTTACCTTAGAGGTATAGGTAGGAGTATCGTTTGGAGCTTTGATATTAGGTTTAGTAACTAGAGGCTTGTTAGCAGTTACCATTTGCTGATCACTTCGGATTTCTTGAAGCTTCTCTAGATGCTCATTAATGAACTGTATATTGAGTCTTCTCTCGCGAATAGGCATTTCCATGACTTCAGACCATGAAAAGCCTCCGCCACCGTGGTAAGTAAGTTCAAAAACTTCTTTTTTATAGACTTGCCTGTACTCAGGTCCCGGGAAAAAAAAATTCCGCCGTTAAAGGCAAACTTTGTGTGATTTCTTTACCGTTTAATAAGGTAAAATTAATTGTGAGGTCGATATCTGGCGATATGCTCGTAATATAGGATCGTAACGGATTTGAGTCTTTTGCAATTAAGAAGTTATCTACAAAATCTCTAACATCTTTAGGTTCGTAATTACCGTTTACTGATAGAATCTGATGCTTCAAACGAGAAGTTACCTCTCCTACCGCGATATTAGCTTTCTTTAAACCTTTTGCTTCAGCTTCAATAGCTTTCTCGTCACCTACAGTAAGTAATTTAAACGTTATAGTGTTTTTAGAATGCGGTAAAACGAAAGTAAACTCGTTCTTATTACTATATAAAGAGTAATCTACTTCTTTATTCTTTAACTCATTTAGATCAATATTAATAGTTTCTTTGGTCTCTGACTCTGAATCATAATATTCAAAAGTATAAGCAGAACCGTAAGCTAAGATACGAGCTGCAATTAATAGAGAGTTTCTATCTCCTAATAATAAATCTTCGTATTTAATAGGAGACTTAATAATAGACTGTAACATTTTTTCAATTGCTACACCTTGTCTTAGTAAGTTAATATTTGTAAGAATGTCTTCCTCTCTTGCTGTCATGTACTTCATTTCAATAGTACCAGACGATAAAGGATTAGTAATGTCGTAGATTTTACCTTGAGAAGGTAATTCAATCATCTCTGTAGGAAGTGTAAACTTTTCTGCCATAATCTTAATTTGTTGTATACTAATAAATATATAGGGTTAGAATTTTTAGTATCTATTTTTTAAAAAACTTTATAACCATTCTGAAAATATCTCCTATAATAGCCATATACGTGAGCATCATAACTGTATAAAATACAGCGGAATATGTAAAATACGTAGAAAATCCCGTCCAAGTTCCGTCAGTACATAATGCATGTATCATTTCGATAGTAAATGCAGTAACACCTGCACATACTAGAATCCCTAGTATAATGAATAGAATTCCTCCTATAAACATTAACGGTATCCAGAAGATTCTTACGAGAATCCCTAGGCAAACTACTGCGAAGGCGTATAATAAGAACGTTGTCATAACTTTTATTTTTATACCTAAATATAAGTAGATTCTCTCAACCTACCAACTTTTTTACATAAAAAAACCGCCAAAAAGGCGGCTTTCTTAATATTCTTAATCGATTAGTAGTTAAGGATACAGTAATCCATACCAATCTGTAATTCAATTGTGATAGCATCTTGGTTAGACCAGTCGTAAGAGCCGAAGTTTGATACCTTAATGAAAGCGCCTTTGATAATCCACTCTGATACTACATCGCCTACTGGACCTAATATTGATAAGTTTAAGTCTTTCTTATAGAAGTCAGAATAACCGTCACGTCCAGTTACTGATTCATGTGATAAACGAACCCATTCCATTACGGCTTGTTGCCCTGAAGGAGATATTGGGTTATATAAGTTTAAAGTCATATCCTGCCACTCAGCCTTACCCTTAATCTTACGGTAAACGTTAATGTGGTCGATTTTAACTTCGTTCAAGTTGATGTTTGGTGCAGTTGCACTTTTGATCATAAATGAAGGGATACCATCAATATACATGATGAAACGGTTCTGAACGGTTGGTTCAAAGGCCGTAAACATTATTTCATTTGGATCTAATACTGGCATTTTATTCTCTGTTTAATATAAATATCTATTAATGCAAAACTTATT